GATCCTGAAAGGCCTACACAATTTTACGGCTACGACGGGGAATGCTTTTAAACTAGCGCTATATGACAACGAAGCAACTTTAAGTAAATCAACAACTGCTTTTCAACAAACTGACGAAGTAGGTGCATCAGGCACTTATGCAGAAGGTGGAGGAGCACTAACATCTGTAACACCAACTTTATCTGGTGATGCAGCCGTTTGTGATTTTGCTGATATATCATTTACAAGTGCAACAATATCTGCACAAGCTGCTGTTATTTATAACAGCTCGACTGTATCTGGTTTAACCACTAACGCAGCGGTTTGTGTTCTTGATTTTGGTGCTGTAAAAACTTCAACTTCTGGTACGTTTACAATTACGTTTCCAGCGGCTGAAGCAACTGCTGCAATATTGAGAATAGCATAGGAGATAGAAAATGGCCTCTCTTCAAGGATGGGGCCGACAGACTTGGAACTCAGGCGCATGGGATAGCTTTGCGCCTGTAAGTGCTACAGGGAATGGCCTCTCTTCATCTCCAGGATCACTTTCACCTACAGGTGATTGTAATATTACCCTTACGGGGATAGGAACAACTGCGTCTCTAGGGACTGCAGTCGGTACAGGTGTTGCAGAGGTAACCGCATCAGGCAATAATATTGCCGCTTCATTAGGAACAGAAACAGTTACAGGATCTTCAGCTGTCACAGCCACAGGATTAGGTTTACAAGCACAGCAGGGTGATGAGACAGCAACAGGTGTCCCTCAATCTGGTTGGGGCCGTGGTGCAAATCAAAACACAGGTATACTTATTGGATGGGGTGACAACCTTTGGAATATATTAGAATCTGAGTATGCATTTACAGGTAATGCTCTAACATCATCGGTAGGAACATCTGTAGCAACAGCAGATGTAAATATTACACCTACAGGAGTGGGTTTAACAGCTACCAGAGGATCTATTGGATCTATGGCTGAAGCAGGGTCTTTAGTTGCAACTTCATCTATAGGAACCTTTTCTATTACTGGAGATTCACAACTAACTATTGTAGCTGCTAGTGAACCTGAATTAGATATTTCAATAGGCACAGCGTCTGTTCAAATAGGTAAGACAGCTTTCCCATCAGGTAATGCACTTACTGCTTCTGAGGGATCTGTAACTGCAGTAGGTAATGCAATTGTTACACCAACAGGGGTATCTAACACAGCTTCTTTAGGAACTGAGGCAGTCTCAACTGATGTCGAGGTAGTGGGAACTGGTTCGTTTATTACCAAAACAGTTACAGTAGTGAGAAACGCTTCTGACACAGCGAATATTTATGCGATAGACGGTGTTCCACAACCAACCTTAGAGCTAGCTGAAGGCAATACGTATTATTTCGATCAAGCAGATAGTTCAAATAATACACATGGTTTGCGCTTCTCAGAAACTTCAGACGGAACACATGGAGGAGGAAGTGAATATACTACAGGAGTAACAACATTCGGCACTCCTGGACAAGCTGGTGCCTATACGCAAATAACTGTAGCCACTGGTGCTCCTACTTTATATTACTATTGTGTTAATCACTCAGGCATGGGTGGTCAAGCTAACACTCCTTCTGCAGACGCAAACGCTTTTTCAGCTACTGGACTTAATATTGTAAGTGGTTCAATGAGTTTTGTTGGTAGTGTAAATATTGCAGTATCAGGTAATGGTTTAACATCATCTTTAGGGGACGAAAGTCAATCTTCTATCTATAGCTTTACAGGTGTTTCTGCCACTTCAAGCACTGGAACTGTGTCGGTTAGTGGAAGTTCTACTTTGACACTTACTGGTAATTCTGTTACAAGTTCAACTGGTACTCTACAAGGCACCTTCTGGTCAGAGGTAGACGACTCAAACAGCGATATAAGTTGGACAGAGGTCCATAAAGCTGCATAAAAGTTTTGACAAACTTTAATTTTTAACTTTATATAGGAGATATTATGAGTTCGACATATTCGACAAGTTTAAGAATAGAGCTTCAAGCTACTGGTGCAAATTCAGGAACCTGGGGTACTATTACAAACAATAACTTTTCTCAATCTTTAGAGTTTTCAATTGCTGGTGTCGTAGATGTAGCTTGTGGTGACGCTGCGGTCACAACTCTTACGAATGGAGATGGACCACAATCTCAAGCAAACAACCAAGCGAGAAACGCACACATAAGATTAACAGGGGCACATGGTGGAGTAAGAATTGCACAATTCCCAGCTACACAAAAAATTTATTTAATTACAAACGCAACAACAGATTCTGGATCTTCAGGTCCTTATGCTATGACAGCAAGACTTGGTGCATCTGGTAACACTTTAACAATTGAAAACGGAGCTACTAGACTAGTCGCTACGGATGGAACAAACTGGTATGATGTTTTTGCAGGACCAGGAACAGTTACTGCTCCAGTTGATCTTAACGGTCAAACATTAACTTTAGACGCTGATGCTGATACAACTATCTCAGCAGCTTCTGATGACGTAGTTACATTTAAAGTTGCTAATGCAAATCAAATAACATTATCAGATGGAGCTTTATCACCTTCTACAACTAATGATATTGATCTTGGAACAGCATCTTTAGAATTTAAAGACGCTTTCTTTGACGGCACAGTTCGTATGGATGCAATTGGTTTTGGCACTACGTCAATGACATTACCTACTGGTGATGGTTCAGATGGTCAATTTATTAAAACTGATGGAGCAGGAACTCTTTCTTTTGGAACAGTTTCAACAACAACTAAATTAGATGACATTGCGACAGGTGATGCTGCATCTACTTTAGCAACATCTGCTGGTAATATTACGATTGATGCTCAAGGGGATGATACAGATATTATATTAAAAGGCACTGATGGTGGTGCGGACACAACTTTTCTCACGATAGATGGTAGTGCTGCTGGAAATGCTACATTTAATTCTGGTGCTACTTTTGGTGGTGCTGTTTTACCATCTGCTGATGATACACATGATTTAGGATCATCTACTTTGCAGTGGAGAGACATATATACTGGTGACTTAAATTTAAATAATACAAAAACTAGAGCTAATGAAGTTGATGGAACTTCAGGTCATTGGACTATTCAAGAGGGTGACGAAAATCTCTTTATCTTGAACAGATTAAATGGTAAAAAATATAAGTTTAATTTAGAGGAGATCGCATAATGGCTTTAATCGTAGGTGGTACCACCGTTACAGGTACACAAACTTTAGATGCAACTAAATTAACAGGTAATTTGCCTGAAATTTCAGGAGCAGATTTGACTAATTTACCAGCACCGACAGCAACGGCTGTTGGAGCAGGCACAGCAGGATTAGGTGGAGCTGATGTTGGATCTTATGGTTTTTTTAGAGAATATCAGGGCGGTCACGGATGGTCAGGACCTTTTGGTGGTACAGTTGGAGGTGGCTCTTTGTATGCATCTAATGCTGGGGGTAATGCTGGTCCTTCACAAAGTGGAACTTGGGTGAGAATGGGTAATACAAACAATCCGGCTGGTACAGATCAACAAACCACGGTATTTTTGAGGCAATCATAATGGCGATCAATACAACATTAATAGCAGTAAGAAATCCAAGATGGCATACATTAAAAGATTTCAAAAGAGATGAAAACGGTGCATCTGTTAAAGACGAGTCAGGTAATCATATAATAGTAGATGTCCTTGATAAAAACGGTAACACTATAAAAGTAATTGAATGTGAAACTAAATGGACTCATTTAGGAGACGACACACAAGAATGGACACCATTTACAGCTAACCCTGAAGACACAGAAGAACATGGAAAAGCTCTTCATGCTGATTTAGTCGCTGGTAAACACGGTGCTATTGCTGACGAGTAATTTCAAAATTAAAAGATAAAGATCTTCTAGTTTCTGTAGGATTTTTTAATTGTATTGGCATTACTAAGTGCTGATGTTTAGCATCAAATATGTAAAAATCTCCCACCTTTGGTTTAAACGATGTTACCTTTTCACCGTGAACATCAGTAAATGTTAATCTTCCGTTTAATAAATTTTTGTGTAAATCATTTTTAATATTCATCTCAGGTGTTTTCAAAAATAAAACTGTTGACCAACCAGAGGCGTATCCCTCCTTTGTAACATTGTGTGTATGAGGTGGATTCCACTCTCCATCTTTCATATCATTTATCCAAGCAGAAGTAATGTTGTAATCTTTTACGTTTTCATAATCTTTTGTATTTAAAAGTTTGCCGTTTTCTGCCACACAATCTTTCATGCATTCGTACATAGTATAAATTATTTTTGCATTCGGTAACATATTAGTTACATCTAATTCTGTTTCTATATTGCCAGCTAATTTGCTACCATATGGTTCTAAAGTATGTTTATTTTTTTCATAAATATTATTTAATTCATCAATTTCATCTAAAGGTAGTTCATATTTTCTTATGATTTTTCCCATAACTATAGCTTTAGTTTTAATTTTTTTCCCAAGTTCCCAGCCAGCCATATTTAATCCTTTCTTATCTTATACTTTATTAATTTATAACACCAAATCGATGTCAAGAAAACAATTTAAAATAATTATATTGCAGAACAAAAAAATATGCTTACATTAGGTTCTCACCAAAATTAATAATCACAGGAGAAAATATGGAAAATGAAGATATAAATAAAGCCATTGCCTACCTTGCAGACAAGGTGAGCAAATACCACGAACGACTATTAGCTGTGGAAAGAGATACTGAAAGACACATTAAGAACACAGAACAGCATTGTTGTGATGATTGTGATTGTAAAAAATCTTAAGACTTAGGAGTCTGACCTAACATATCTTTTAATGATGGAGCAAATACTTTTACATCACGCTTAATTTTTTCTGCGGTTGTAGAAGTGTTTGGATCATCTATATCGGCTTGCATAGCTTCTTCAGACTCGTATTCTTTTCCCGTATCTATGTTAGTAATTGTCGTCTCTGTTTTTACATTGTATTTAGGAACAACTCTACCATCCTCTAATGTAACTGTTCCAATTTGTTCAGCGTTTTTTATTATTGGCATTTTACTATCTCCATCTTAAATTAAAACTTAAAATAATTCTATCTTGATTAGAATTATTTTGTTGTACCTCATGTTGTAACCATGATGGGAAAAAAATCAAGTTATTCTCTTTTGCCTCCCACTGCACACTATGTGCAAAATGAACCGACAAGTCTTGATTTTTAGGCGGATCAAGTACCTCGGCTTGTGGTCTTGGTTCTATGAAAACAAGATTACCACTATTTTTTGGCACTTTTAAATAATATACTCCAGATAAAAAATTTAACGGATGTGTGTGAACTGTATTTCTAGCACCCGGTGGATTTATCATACCCCATAAACCTGTCATTTCAGGCCCATATTTTTTCTCTACACTTAATGCATTAAAACACTCTTGTGCTTGAAACATTATGTCTTGTGTTACTTTTTTAAACCCTTCATGCAAGTACAAATCCTCTTTACTGTGCCACCCTTTTACGTTTGATTTTGGTGATCCAACTTTATCTTGTTTTTGTAAATCATAAAGTTTTTGTTCTAAATTATAATTATTTTCTAACTCTGTGGTAAACACAGGAGTAATAAACATACCTTGTAATTTCATTCTTTTTCCTTTCTAAAGTTGACCTTTTGTAACCTCCATATTAGCCACAGATATGTGAACTTGATTGGCTGCATTAGCTTGTACTTTCAACACGTCAGATTCTTGCAAGACAATCATTCCTCCAGTAATTCCGTCGTGCTGATTTAATAAATCCACTGTTGCTCCTGCAGCTATGTTTTTTTGGTGAAACTGTTTAAATGTTGCAGAACTTCTAACTGTTTGCACATCTAGAAGTGTAGCACTACCAGAGTCATTACAAACAATTAAAGATTTAATTATTATAGTAGTTGGCGGAACAGGTGGCGTTGCACCAGGATTAGCTGTTGGCACAGTTATTAAAGTTGTTAGGTCTGTCGAAGTGACATCCAACATAGGTCCTCTAAATGTATTAGCCAAGGAAAAAACCCTCCGATTCTGATTCTTCTTTTATATCCTGTTGATAGTTTGTATTTAATAAAAATATTATTTGATCAAGTAATCTAATCATCTGATCAAACTGACCAGCATCATACTCTGGTGTAGCGTTAGGTAATCTAGTTATTGTAATTTTAGCCATTAATCTTTTTTCTTATACCAGCATGTTAAAGTAAATCTGGACCCCTTTATGACATTTAAAACAGCGTGTTTATACATTTTTCCGTCCATGTAATAAGTTCTACCTTTAATAGGAGCAACTTGTACGCCCTCTACAATAGCCTCGCCTCCAATAAAATCTTCATTTAAAAAAGTAACAGATGTGCCTGTTGTTTTGTCTGAAGCATGGTCTAAATGAAAATTTTTAGAGCACCCTGTATCATATACTACTATTTGTGACCAATCTACTTCATTAAATAATGGATGACTGTTGTTAAAGTCAGCATTTATTGTATTTTTTACTTTTTGCACAATATTGTGTGTTGAGGGTATCTCGACGTGAAGTGATTCATACCAAGAATTCCAATCCTGTTTTTCAACAAAAGGCTTTAATTGATCAATATCTTCGTTAGATAAAACATGGTCTTTAATATATATCATCTTCTACCGTCTGGTCTTATCTGCAATTTCTGTGAACCAAGTCTCCAAGGTGTATCATCTATTGTATTAGTTGTATACCTTATTTTAACAGCTCTTCCTCTACCTCTGACATTAATTTTTTCTGTTGTGTTAGTAATAGAACCACTAGTCGTCACGTTAGCTGCGGATTGAGGATATTGTTCTAAAGTTAATTGTGCTGTCATTGTGTTCGCTAGATTGTCAAAATCTGGCACTAATTTACTTACCGACATTAATTGATCTCCGTCTGCTATTTCAACAGAGCCTGTTTCCAAGAATGCTGTAATAGCTGATCCATCTGCTTGGTTATTGCCAGACTCATGCTCATATACAAAAGATGAACCAGCAGTTAGTCCTAGTATGGTGGACACATTAGCTGTGGCGCTAGCGTTGTACTCAGTGGCTATTGGTTTCTCATATACGTAAGCACCAAGCCATGTAGTTCTACCGAGACTCAAAGTGTACCAAGTTCCTTCCAAATAATTATATGCAACTGCTCTATCTATTTGTGATGCATTAGCTGAGGGATAGTACCAAATTATTTCATTATACGCTGTGTTTAATCCTACAGCTATGTCATTTTTGTTTGTGTAGCTAAGATCATCAAAAACAAAATCTTGAACAGAACATGGCATTTTTTTGACAACACCATCGTAAAGGTAAAATGCATCATCAGACATCCAATATGCTTTACCATTTACTTCTATGGCTGCATGTTGAGAAATTAAACCAGCATTAGCACCAAGTTGTCTAAGGCCAAAAGTAAAAGGTGTGCCAACAAATTGAATACCGTGCAATGACGTGTCTGTCCAAACCAGTATCTGTCCTGATGATTTTACGGCCCCCACTATTTTTGATCCATCTGTTATTCTCAAAGATCCAGCTTCGTTTGTAGCAACAGGTGTGTAGTCTGTTGCATCTTCTCTATCTGAAAATCTAAAAAATAGATCATCTTGAGTGTCAGGGGTGCCGATTGTAGTTTCTGTGCCAAATATTAATAAATGTCTTGTATCTGTTGAAACAATACTAAATCTTGATGCAGTTGGAGCATTTGACAAAGCTGTTGCTCTTGAAGCTAAACCTCCTGACGTGTCCCAAATAAATGTGCCACCATCTAAAACAGTTGCAATTAAGTCTTCGCCAAAGTTATCTAATGACCAGTTTCTTCCCACTATGACGACATCAGATGCAGAGCTAGCCGTGCCCCACGTGCCACTACTCCAAGTGTCTGTGCCCCATCCAAGTCCGTACGTTGATGTTGCTGGTCCTACGTTAATTTGATATTTTGCATTGCCTGAGCCACCACCACCAGATGTTGATCCAGATGCTGCACTAGTGTGCGTTACTGTGTAATTATTTGCATCAGTTATGGATATGATTTCAAATTCTTGATTCATATCTAATCCATCAATTGATGAAAAAGAGTCAAAAGTTACAAAATCTCCCTGTATTGCGTTATGACCAGTGTCGGCTACAGACACCGTGGTGGTGCCATTTGTTGTGAAAGGATTGGTTAAAGCTTGTGTTTCACGAATAGGAGTTATGTCATACATTGCTCCTTCGTTGTAAATGTATAGTTTTCTATCTGTGCCTAGGGCCAGATATCTTAAACCATCTAAACCTACCCATGAGTGAGTGTCTCTTACAACACCTACTATAGTTTTATTAGGATTAGGTAGATTTGTCCAACCACCCCATCTTTCTGGTTTACCATAATGAAATCTTACAAAGTCAGAATCAACATACTTACGTTGATCACCAGCAGAATAGGCAGTATCTTGTTTGTCAACACCCGGTTTAAACTTAAGATCCACTAATTTCATAGTTTTATAATAAATTACTTATTGTTTTGAGGCAAGAATTGAGTTCCTACATTGCCTCTAAATGCATAATTACCGTAGTGAGTCATACCTGACATTATGTCAGCGTAGATTTTGCCACCCATATTTTGCCATAAACGGCAGAAAGCGTAGTCCTCAGATAGATATCTTTTAGTTTTTGGCTCTATCATGGTATCAAAAAAAGCATAGTTCCAATCAGATGTTTTATGGTAATCAAACTCTTTGTCATGAGATTGATTAATGTGTTGGTCTGGTTTAAATTTAAGATCCGGATATATTCTTGCCATACGTTCAAACACCTCTCTTTTGATCATCATAAAACCAGTAGGTCCGTCCAATACTTCTATGAAGCCTTTTTCAAGTAATATATTGTTAGGATCTTTCACATTTAAATTATATTGCAATGAGGCAGCCAATAGCTCATCTTCTGAAATATCTGGTTTATCTTTTAGTCTTTTTTTTACTTTTATCCAATCTATGGTTTTTCTTGGATAAATACCAGTTACAACATCTTTATCATAATCAAGCATCCTCATTACTGAATCAGGATTAAAAGCTAAATCAGCATCAATAAACAGAAGATGTGTGTAGTCACCGTCCATAAATAATTGAACAAGAGTATTTCTTGCTCTCGTTATTAAAGACTCATTACCTATAGTTCCAAACTGTAATTCAATTTTGTTAGTGGCTGCGAGAGCTACAAGTTGCATACAACTTTTAAAGTATTCAGTTGTTATTAATCCACCATAGCAAGGAGTTCCAATAAATATTTTAACCATTTTTCTGACCATAAATTTGTATATTAGATGAAATAATTATTCTTTCTAAATCTCCGCTGTATGAAACGTAATGCCACAATGTAGAGGGAAAAATAACTAATTTACCTAATATTGATTCTTCATCATATACTCTTTGGTTTGTTGCATTATGCGGTGATAAAAATGTCGTGGCACCACCATTTGTTAAATAAAGCACAGTAGAAAAGTTTACACCCACTGAATCGTGTTGGTGTGCACCATGTGTAGAATTATTACCATAAATAGCCGTCCAATAATTTAAAAGATTCAATGTTAGCCCCTCATTAGAATATTTATTTGCAACGTCATTAATTAATTTTTCATACTCATAAAGTTGTATTGGGTTTTTATAATCTGTAAAATAATTATGTGAGCTGGATGTTTTTGTAATTAAATTTTTTTTACTATTTACTTCATCTACTAAAGGTTTCATCTCTTCGTCATTAAATTGAAATATTTGTAATGTTGTCGCGAATAGATGTTTTTTATTTATTATCACTACTACTATCTTTATAAAAAATATTAAGTGTATATCTTTCAGAGCTATCTCCAAAAGATTGCAAATCTGAGTGTGGTATTTTACTACCATTAAAAAATAAAGCTCTGTTTTCAATGAAACCTATGTGTGATGATAAAGACTTACCTGTCATAAAACCTGTGCCGTTATTTAATAAAGGTTTTCCTTTCACAAATAAAAGAAAATTAGCAACATTATCTTTTTCTACGTCTACATGAAATAAAGGCTCTTTGTTGTTTTGTCTTTTGTGTGCACTAACTGAGATAGGCTCTAGATTTCTATTAGGAAAAAAATAATTTTTTATTAACTTTAACAAAGGATCTGTATGAAAACTGTGCGGAAAGGTATGTCTATAGCCATAAATCTGACCCTCTGGGTTTTTTACTTCTGCGTAATTAATGTTTAAAAAGGTTTCTTGTAATGATTCTAATGTTTCAATTGATAAAAAATTATCAACATACATAACAAATTCTGTATTACTATTGTGTTGCATATTCTACTGTTAAGTATTCTATTTTTCTAACCCAACCACGAGGTATTGCTATTGCACCTCCACCATGATTATCGTCTTTGTCAACACACCATGATCTCATAATTACTATTTTGTCGTCACTATTTACTACCATGTATCCTACTTCTTGGCACACGGCCAACGGAGCAGAAATAATTTCTTTTATGTGTAACCAACCTGTCTCTGTATCTTTTGCGTCATGCCATGTTATTCTAACCATTGGAAATGGTGTATTAGATTTGTTGCTCATCTTTCTCTTTTTTTCTTTTAATAGTCACATTAAAGGACACAGATCTTCTTTCCTCATCTTGTGTTCTAAATGGATAAACCATATGTGAAAGCCAAGAAGGAAACAAATAAATATCTCCTACTTTTGGCGTTGCTTGAAATGTATGTCCATTAAAAGTAGCAGCTTGTCCACACTGCCATTGAATATCTCCTACACATGGAAAATGATCCTCCTTTGCATACTCCTCTTTTAAACTTGGAGGTATTCGTAAATATATTACGCCAGATAAATCACCATCATGAACATGCGAGGGATTAAAGTCTCCTGACCATTGTGACACAACCCACATGCTTGTTATTAATATTTTATCTACTTTATCTGGAGATATAGTGTTTACCATTGGTGGATGTTCTAAATATTTATGTATGATCATTTGCAAAGAGTTACTCATGGGTGTAAACTCAGTTGATATCATCCAAGCTGGAGGATATCTTACTTCTTGCTTAACATTACCCGCTAAATGCATTGAGTGATCCCAATCTTTAGACATTTTTTTATTAGTCATAATTTCTGTTGCTTTATCGTCTAATAATTTTATTAACGATTCTGGTAATGATCCTGCAAAAATAGTGGGACCAAAAGGTCTGAACGCTTGGAATTCACGTTTCGTTTGTTCTGCCATAGAAGCACCTCTCATTCTTTTTCTATTGTCATATAGCAATAATTTGCCTATAAATATACAATTAAATAGGCTTAACTTACAAGGCCAGCCTCCTTGCACTAAAACAATCATGATTTGCAGAAGGAGAGCATGCTAAAAAAAATATTTAAAGCTGCAAAGAAAGCAGCCCCAATTATCGGTGCAGGACTAGGATTTCTAGCTGGTGGACCTGTATTAGGTTCCGCTATTGGTGGTGGTCTTGGTAGTTTAGTTGCAGGTAGAAGCCCTCAAGAGGCACTTAAATTTGCAGCATTGTCTGGGTTAACAGGTGGAGCATTAAGCAAATTTGGTGGACTACAGGCTGGACAAGGTCTGGGTGGATTATTTAAATCTGTGCCGGGACAAACTCTTGGAGCTGCAGGATCTGGATTAGCACCGGGAAGCACAGGGGCTCTCACACAAGCTGTCGCTGCTCAAGCACCTAAACAAAGTGTTTTAGGATCAATAGTTAATTTTGCAAAAGCTAATCCTATAAAAACAGCACTTGGCTTGTCAGCATTAGCAGGAGCTGCAGGTGGTTTTGGTGAAGAAGAAAAGAAAAAATCACAATTTGAAGACGTATATGGAACAATGGACCCTTTAAGAGATTTAGATGACGCTGGCGTAGGCGGTGTTAACTTAGTTCCTTTCTCTCAATATGGTCCTAATCTACAACAAAGAGCTATGGGTGGAGAGATAAATGGATTAAAACAAATTGGTTTAAATGAAGGTGGTTTTCCACGTAAAAATGGTAAGATAGCAGGGCCAGGCACAGAGACAAGTGATGACATACCAGCAATGTTAAGTGATGGTGAGTTTGTTATTAATGCAAAAACTGTAAGAGGACTTGGACGAGCTATGGGTGGTAAAGGAACAAAAGAGAGTAGAGACAGAGGGTCAAAATTCTTGTATAGTTTACAAAACAAATATGGAGATAGAGCATAATGGTTGATGAAGTAGTACAACGAACGCAACAAGCGCCCTTCATTGAAAAGAGAGCAGAACAATTACTTGCATCCGTATTTGGTGATCCAAACGCAGTAAGAAAAGCAGGTGAAAGCGAAGCAGATTTTAATTTACGTAAGTTTGGTAGAGCGGGTATTGCTCAAAACATTCCAGCATTTCAGTTTGCAGGTTTTACACCTGAACAACAAAGAGCATTTGGTTTAGCAAGTCAAAACGTAGGAGCTTTTCAGCCTGCTTTAACACAGGCAGGAGGAACTCTAGGTCTTGCAGGAGCTGCGTTGACAGGTGCAGGGCAACAGGCTCTCGGTGCAACACAAGCTTTTCAGCCAGGACAAACAACACCTTTTATGGATCAATATCAGGCTGATGTAACACAAGAAGCTTTAAAAGAATTTGATCGTCAGGCACAGATTGCACAATCTAATTTAGCAACACAAGCACAAAGAGCAGGAGCTTTTGGTGGCTCACGTTTTGGTGTGCAAGAGGCAGAACTAGGTCGTAATTTACAAGACATAAAATCAAGAAGAATATTTGAAGATTTATCAAGAAACTTTCAACAAGCTCAAAGAGCTGCAATGAGTGCACAAGAAGCACAGCAAAGAAGACAGTTGGCTGCAGCACAGCAATTAGGTGCTACAGGTCAAGGTCTTGCTAGTCTTGGACAAAGACAAGCTGGTCTTGGCGCCCTCACACAACAACTAGGACAACAAGATATACAATCTCTTCTAGGTATTGGTGGCATGCAACAACAATTAGGCCAAGCTCAACTAGAGGCTCAAAGACAACAACAAATTCAAGCTCAACAAGAGCCGTTTAGAAGACTAACATTTGCTAGTGATATACTACGAGGCACTCCAAGTAGTGCAATTCAATTCACTCAACAGCCATCTACCAATCCATTTGCTCAAGCACTTGGTCTTGGTATTGCAGGTATTGGAGCACTTGGTCAGTTTGGTCAAGGCTTTGGTGGCATATCAGATGCTTTTAGTGCATTCGGAGGTAATTAATGCCTATTATAGCGGCACTACCGTATTTAGGAACTGCTGGTCTTGCAGCGTTAAGATTTGCACCAAGCTTAGTTAGAGCAGGATCACGGTTAATTAAACCAGGAGCAGGAACAGGAATAATAAAACCAGGAACGGCTGTTGGTCCTTATTTAGGAGGTAGACTACCTGCTGTTACAGGTGGTGGCGCCAGAGTAGGTAGTGGTAGTGTTCCTTCTGCAGGTGGAGGCATTACAGGAGCAGGCGGATCAAGTATATTCAGAGGTTCTTCTTTGGGACCTTTAACGACTGGAGCTACACTAATGAGTCTTCCATATATGATAGGTAATGAACAAACCACTCCAGATGCGGGTGGAGGCATTAGTGAGGAACAAAGAAAGAGAGATTCTGAGGATGAACAAACAGGAGTTCCGAGAAAAGATAAAGATGATGAAACTAAAAAAACTGTAGAAGATATAAACAAAGGAGATTTAGATGATTATATTTCTAAAAATATTTCCTTGTTTGAAAAATTTCTTGGTGATGGAAAAGAGAAAACAAAAGCTGCAGGCTTTCAAGCTTTGACAGAGTTTGGTTTAAATTTAGCTACGGCAAGAGGCGGTAATCTTATAGACAAAATTGCTCGTTCTGCAAAAGATCCATTACAAACATTTGCAGCAATAGGAAAAGCAGCAAGAGATAGAGCAGATAAAATTAAAATGGCTGCTATTGAAACAGGTATTCAACAAAGAGAAGCTGCACTTGATAGAGCTGAAAAAGATAAACCAGATGATATTCAAACTCTAGAATACTTCATGAGTATTCCTGGACTAAGAGATAAACCAATTGAAGAGCTAATTAGATTATCTAAATCAAAAGCTACGATGTCTGATGATGACTTTAGAAAAGAATTAATTTTATCACTAACTCCTCAAATTGGAACAACTATAACTGCAGAACAATTACCAGGAATTGTAGACAGTGTTGTTAATCTTGCAAACATAGGCACTGGTACAGGTGGTGTGGGTTCTTTATCCATGCAAGAACAAGTAGATCTTGCAAAAGAAAAAGGTGCAAGTAATGATCAAATTAGAGAACAGCTTATAGCATTAGGAGAAGATCCAAAAGACTATGGATTTTAAAAAATGGCAAATGAGTTACTAAGAGGTCTTGGTTTAGAAAAAGAAGACGACAATAAACTTTTTACTTCGGGAAATAAACTACTACAAGGTTTAGGTTTAGAAGAAGAAACAATACCATCAAGCACAACCAAAGGACAAGACAAAAGTAATGACACAGGTTTAATTCAATCTGGTCTTGCAGGCATAGGATCAGGCGCATTTAAAGCGGCAGAGGGTATAGTGTCTACTGGTGCATTATTATTAGATCTAGGTTTAGGAACCAACGAAGCTGCAAAAGTAGAAAAATATTTTGATAGTATAGATTTATATAAACAATTAGAAGATTTAGCCGATGACAGGTGGACTGGCACAGTTACAGAACTTCTAACACAATTTGGTGTACCAGGTGGTGTGGCATTAAAAGGTGCTAACGCATTGTTAAAAGCAAAAAATTTAGGTGTGTTAGGAAAGGTTCCCAACATAACAAGATATTCCGCAGCAGGTCTTGCTGATGCTGCAGCATCCACTGGTGACGTTGACACAATAGGAGACATGTTTGGAGTGGGGCCTACAAAGACAAGAGAAAACCAAGGAGAAAAAGGTAGAGCAGAAGCATACCGTCAACTAGAAAATAAATTTAAGTTTGGAGTAGAGGGTGCTCTCGGCTTTTCTTTATTTGATAAAGCCATAATTCCTTTGACAGGCAAAGCACTTAAAAGTGTTGGACCTATAACAGCAGGTGTGTTTAGAAGTGCAACGGGTGGACCAAATACTTTTGTTCAAAGAAATATAGTAAGAAGAAGAAACAAAAGAACTGGTAGAATGGAAGAAAAAGAAGTGGATGAATATGTTACTCTTCCAGATGATTTTCAATTTAATAAAAGTAATATTGTACGTGCCTTTGATAGAATAATAAGTAAGCTTCGACCAAGAGGTGACATGACTAAAGACGGGTTTCTTGATTTTAGAAATAAAGTTGATGTCATGAGAGCCGTAAACCAACAGGTAAGAATACAAGTAAATAAATTAGAACAAGCTGTCACTAGACTTTATAAATCAGGTAAGTTTAAAAATACGATGGATGGCACTCCACTACCTGAAAGAGAAAAGTTAATGGAAAATATTCACTCTTTATTAACTAGTGGTAGATTAGCAAAAACTATGCGTAGTAAGATAACAGGTGAAACTAAAAAAGTTCTAAGAGATGTAGACGATGCAAAACTTTTAGCCGAAATAAATAAACTCGGAATACCAAAAGAAATACTTCCTGAAATACAAAAAATGAGACAAACAATTGATGATTTAGGTAGAGATATAGTTGAGATGGGTGCAGGTAAAATAGAAGGCATACCCGGTATAGCAAAAGGTTTTACAGATACGGTAGCTGCTAACATAGGAAATTATTTAACCAGATCTTACAGGGCTTTTGGTTCTAATAAAGACGCCTACATGGAAACTTTATACAATACTCCTGCTGGAAGAGAAGTGATAGACAAGGCAAAAGTATTTATTAATCAGGTGCTTACCAGAGAAGGTCAGGGCCTTGGAGATATTGTTGATGGTAGATTTGTGCCAAGAAATAATCAAGCTGCAAGAATGATGGATGATGAAATAAATAAAGTATTAGCAGGTAATGTAGGATACGAACAAGCGGCAAAGAATACAATAATTAGAAACACCTCTATAGACACAGGTATAGCTAAGTCACGTCAAAATATTCCTAAACCAATACGTGAACTATTGGGAGAAATAAGAAATCCTACAGAAGCTTTTTTAGAAACTGGTGCAAAGCTATCTAAACTTTTAGGTGAGGCTAAATATATAGATCGCCTTAGAAAAACTGGAGAAGGAAAATATTTTTTTGACCAGCCAACTTTTGCTCAAGGTGGAGTTGCATTTAACAAACCTTTGAATCTTGGAGGAAAAACTGTTTATACAACAGAGAGGTTAGCAAAGACTATTTCAGATCAATTCAATCCTCAAGAAGTTCTTGGTGGCGCTCTCGGATCTATTTACAAGGTTTCTTTTCTACCATTTAAAGCGTTGACTCAAGAAGCAAAAACAACACTTAATCCTTTTACACATGTAAGAAATATTATTAGTGCTCTTTCATTTACAGGTATCAACGGAAACTTTTTTAATAGCCCGATAAGAGTTATCGATGGTAAAACTAGATTTTTTCCTGCATTTACAGAAGCTCTTGATATAGTAAAAGGTCAAACAAAAAGCCAAATAGAATCTGATCTTGGTAAACAATTATTTAAAAGTGAAAAGAGTTTAAATCAAATTGAGAAATACATTAACAGCGTTCAAGAATTACAAGGAAGAGGTGTCATTAATACTAACGCTAACTTAGGAGATCTAAGATCAATGTTAAATGAGATTTCAACAGGCGCTCACAATCTAACATATGAAGGACAAATGAATACTTTGTTTGGAAGATTAGGTCAAAAAGCAGCTAAAGGTTTAGTCGGAGACACGCAAGGCTTTGTGTCAAAGGGAAGAAGTGTAGCAAGAGGATTGTATCAATCAGAGGATGATTTTTTTAAAATACAAAATTATATTGCAGAACAAAATAAATATCATGATGCTCTTGATGATTTATATAAAACAGATGTAAATAGATTCGTGGCTCAGTACGGAGAAGAAGCTACTAAATATGGACAATTAAAAGACGATTTATTTACAAGAAAAGGTTACGATGAATTTATAAAAAATAAAGCTGCAGATACAGTAAGAAACAATATACCTAACTATGATTACGTGGGTAGTTTTATTAGAGGACTTCGTTTTTCTCCTATAGGTAACTTTGTTTCTTTTCCTGCAGAGGTAATTAGAACAGGGATTAATGTTGCAAGGCAGGGCTTTAAAGAAATCAATGATCCAAATTTACAATCAGTTGGATGGAAAAGATTAGCTGGATTAGGAGTTTTTGGTGTTGGCATGGGTGAAGGTGCAGTTCTTGCAGGACAATTAGGTTTTGGTGTTTCAAACAAAGTAGTAAATTCTTTGAAAGAATTTTTACCTGAGTGGTCAGAAAATTCTAACATCGTGCCAATTAGAAAACCTGATGGAGAAATTCATTTCATAGATTTTTCTCATACCAATGCTTACGATTTATTAACAAGACCTTTGAGAGCAGCTCTTGGAGAGTATGGCAGAGCATCAGAAGAGCAAGGATTGAAAGCGATTGATGATGCAGGTTTTGCAGCGGTAAAAGAATTAGCACAACCATTTTTTTCCGAGGCCATACTTACCGAGTGGTTACTAGATGTTACAGCAAGAGATGGTCAAAAGAAAAGTGGTGCTAGAATATGGAATCCATCTGACTCTGGCACAGAAAAATTTTTTAAGGGAACCATAGAATTATTTGGAAGAGCGTCTCCTTTAGGATACTCTCAGTTAAAAAGACTGTATGCTTCTGGTGTAGGTGCTCCAGATAAATACGGAAGAACTTTTGATTTTAGTAGTGAATTCATGGGCATATTTGGTTTTAGAATACAAGATCCTTTTGTAGAACGAGGACTAAACTTTAAAATAAAAGAAAATCAAGACGCAAAAACTAATGCAAATAGAGAATTAAGTGTGGTATTTCAACGTGGCGCAACCGCAGAAGACATTGTAAAAGCTCTTGATAAAGCTAACGAAGTAAAATTTAAAGCAGATCAAGCTTTGTTTAAAGATATAGAAGCAGCTAAAAATTTAGGACTACCAGATAATGTTATACGTAAACAAATAATTAGAAGACTAGGAAAGAAAGAGGGAGCGTTCGTTTTACAGAATAGATTTTCTCCATTAAAACTAACATCGGGTCAAATACAAGCAATAGTTAAGAATGCTAGAATAGCAGGCCTGCCTAATCCAATGGGCTCAATATCTCCTTTAGTAACCTCAATATTTCAAAAGTATCTTAATAGACCTTTCTTTGATAATCCTGATAGTCTGTTTGAAAGACCTTTAGATATATTGGAAGATAGAGAACAGCCTATTGTTATACCTGAAGATCCTGTAGATAAACCTGTCCCTGCAGCGCCTAGCGCACCTAGTGGTAGTGGTAATCAACTATTAGACGCTCTTAACATTGACATATCTTCTGCGGGAACTGGCACGTTATCACAATCAGATAGATCTCAACTTGCCAAAAGCGGAGATATTGATATAACAGAAGCACTATCAAGGAGAACATAATGCCTAGAGGACGTGGACCAAGAAAAGTAAACAGAGAAAAACGTAGACGTGTACAACGTAATGTTAAGAGACGTGCTGATGAAAGACGCGCTCGTATAAGAGAAGAGGCCAGATCTGGTGGTAGCGGAGGCGGAGGAGCTGACGTAAGAACTGGTGGATCAAGCACCGCTAGAGAATCTGGCATCATAGCCACTCAAAATAAAGATAAGAAGAAAAGTTTAGAACAAAGTATTGGTAGTCTTGATAGACGAATACAGAACGCTTTGAAGGCAGGTAATTTAGATTTAGTAAAAGACCTTCGATCAAGACAAAATAAATTTGTAAAAGACTTAGGTTATTTAAATGCTCACAAGGCAATGATTTCCAATGCTCCTCTTTCTAAAAGAGATGAAATTAGAACTCGAATAAGAAATAACCCTAATTTATTAAATAAAAAAGGTTTGAGTGTATTTAATGAAACAATTGACAGAGACTTTTTAGATCCAACAAGAAAACTTATAAACGAAAACCCAGAAGCATATGGTGCGATGTATCCGATTGCTAATCAACTGAGACAAGGGCTTCCTGGCACAAGGTTTTTAAAAGGTATAGCTGGTATTGATGATAAGAAACAACAGTATACAGATGATAGAATGCCAGGAGAGAGATATGCTTTAGATAAAGATTTTGGTGCAGGAGAAGGAGCCACAGGTCCTGAGTCTATAGTGCCAGATAGTGGATTTGATAAGTCACAAGATCGTGCACCAGATGCTGTGCCTTTAGATACTTTTGACAAAGCATTAGATGTTGCACCTCCGGGTGTTCCTTTTCAAACTATGACTGAAGAAATACAATCATCTTTTCCTACATTGATGAATCCACAAACGTATGATGAAAGCTCAAGAGATTTAGATAAAAACGTTGCAGGAGGAGCAAATTATAAAACTGTTAATCCAAATACATTCGTTCCTTACACAGCACCTTTTGTAGATCCACAAAAAGCAAACCCTGTTTTTATGGACGCTACATCGAAAAGTTTTGCAGAACAATTAGAAGAGTTTAATCGAGAAAATGCAATGCGAGAAAAAGAACCTCCTCAAATGACAACAGTGTCTGGAGAAGATTTTCAAATGCAACAAAAAGATACAGCGCAACGAGCTATAGAAAATATAATAGCAGATCCAAGCATACCTCCAGAAGCAAAACAAAATACTATTGATTATATAAACAGTATTCAAACTTTTCAGGGTCCATCTATGATTGATATGATTCAAAGTGATGCTGGTCAAGCGCCCGTGTCTAATCCTACTGCAGTAATTAATCAACTTAATGCAGCCAATCCAGCAAGTGAAGCTGCAGCTTTAGAGGTACTGAATTCATTAAATAATCAAAATCGAGGATTCAGTTTAGCTGATATCTTTGATGCTAATCCAGATGAAGCAGGCTTTCAATTATTTAATTTTAGCCCTAATCGATGAAGAAGAAAACAAAACAAGATAAAAAGATAAGTAAAGTTATGCGCGAGTTTAAGAAAGGTAAACTTCCAATTGGTAAATCCAAAAAGAAAGTTAAATCTAGAAAACAAGCAATAGCTATTGCTTTGAGAGAGGCTGGGGTTAAAAGAAAATGAACCTGTCAATGCGTGATTGGATATGGATCATGGGTATTGTGGCTGGTATTGCTACAACGTACGGCATGATGTCATCACGGGTCACGGCTCTTGAATCAAACATAAAAGACTTAGACATGCTGCGCATAGACTCACGGCTCTCGGTCATTGAGATACAAGTCATAGAAATAAACGAAAAATTAGATAAGTTACTAGATTAAATATCTTTTCTTACATCCTCGATACACTGCACTTTAAAAGTAAAATACTTATTCATATCAAACTTCATGAACTTTCTGCCCATATCTTCACACACTTTTAGATCTTCAAACTTTTCTTGGTAGACCATTTGATTACCGGTGTATACCCAAGCGCTACCATTGTAACCCCACAGGCTTACCACCAATAAAAAAATCTTAGTCATCCAAATACTTTATAGAAGATTTTAATGTTTGAACATTATCTTTTATTATACCCAACATTATGTTGCATGGATTACAGAGCAGGCCTCTTGGTAAGAGGTCCGGATTTTCCTTGAAATCTTTACGTTTATACTTGTGATCGTGATCTATTACCAACTCTGTTGTAAAGTTGGGCCTGTTGTCACTGGTTCTCTTTGGAGCTTTCTCTTTAAATTTTTTGCCACAAATATCACAGGCAGGTTTTTTCTTTAACCACCACAAAGAAGTCTTTTCATTATACATGGCTTTAATCTTTTGCATCCTAAGTTTAATTCTACCATCTCTGGATGTTTTTAATCTGCTAATATAATTTCTTTGTACTTCGTTATGCTTTTGCCTACCTTTTTCTGTAGCTCTATAACGTCTGTTTCTCTCTTGTTTTATCACTTTATCTCACCCCAAGAAGGACCAACTTCACAATCTATTTGTGATGGAACTCTTAGAGGAACTGTGTTTTCCATGATCTCAATAATCATTTTCTTTTGATCTTCACTATGTATTGAAACATCTAACTCATCATGAACTTGTATTAAAGGTGTTATCCCTGCTTTAAAAATATCTACCATTGCTTTCTTTGTTTGATCAGCTGCCGATCCTTGTATTAATCTATTCAAAGCTCTGTATGTAAAAGCACGACGTATTCTATTCATGCCTCCATGTTTTCTTTCTGCTTCTTCTTTTTTTAAAGCTTGATGAAGACCATACATGTTTGGCTCCCACATATCAAAACGACAAACACGACCAAGTAAAGTTCTGATCTCTCCTACATCAGCAGCTTTTTTCATCGTGCCGTCTGTTAATGCTTTTACAAATGGAACTGTAGCGTGATATTTTTCAAAAACTTCCTTAGCATCATCCATGTCCAATCCTAATTGAGAACCAAGCTTACCTCTGCCCATACCATACATCATGCCAAGGTTGATTGTCTTTGCTTGTTTACGATCTATACCAGCCATATCTGCAACCACCTGGTGAAAGTCTGTGTCTGGATTTTCATTATAATCTTTTACTAATTTATTTACCGAGCTAACCTCCCACGATGTTGTCTCACTAACGAGTGCGCCATAGTGTGCAAGAAGTCTAGGCTCTTGCTGTGAATAGTCAAAGCAACCCCATTGCTCACCCTCTTCAGGAATAAAAAGCTCTCGTATTTTAGGTCCAATATTTTGATTACGTGTAGGCATTTGTTGCAAGTTAGGATTTTGCATGCTTAATCTACCAGAAATAGTGCCACCTGTTTCAGATCGCATTTGATTTACATCTGCATGAATACGACCATTGTGTGCATGTTTTAAAATAGAGTCTACAAATGTTGTTCTTGCCTTGTTAAACTCTCTTGCTTTTACTATGTCTTGTGCAAACTTTGATGGTTGATTTGATAAAAAGTTTTTATCAAAGGCAGGTAATCCTGTTGGTGTTGTACTGTATTTTATTTTTAATTTATCAAAAGCTTTTGCAATAGATAGTGGTGATAAAATCTCAAGATCAAAGCCACATGTTTTATTTAAACTGCGTCGTACTTTATTTTCTTCTTTTTCAAAATCAATTTTAATTGTTGCAGCTTTATCAAGATCTATTCTTACACCTTTCTTTTTCATGGCAAACAAAACATGAAACAAATCTGATTCTAAATTAAATATATCCGTTAAGTCTCCTTGAATTATTTTTCTTTGTAATGCTTTCCATAACTTTAAAGTTACTGCAGCATCTTGTTCTGCATATGGACCAACGTACATCGGAGGTAGTTTCCACATCTCACTCTTTGGGTTTACACCATACTCAGCCGCAGCTTCATACAATAAAGTTTCTGATTTTGTTTCTCCTACATAGTGTCTAGATAGTTCTCGTAAAGAATAATTACGTCTGTTCTCATCTACCAAAGGAGCTGCAACCATTGTGTCAACAATACGACCATTAACTTTTAAACCCATGGCATCAAGCCATCCAACATCGTAAATAGCATTGTGAAATACTTTATCACAAGGTAATTCTA